TGGGCGCATGATCTCGCCAGCATTTCTGCGTGGCATCTTGGGCTGAAAGACATAGCCTTAGATCAAGCAAAAATTGCTGCCGAGATGGAGCCGGGTGACTTACGTCTGAAGGCTAATTTAGAGTATATTCAGAACGCAATTCTGGCGCAGGGGGAGAAGGCGGCATGACAAGATGGATTCGCAGTCCCTCATAAACTTGGCTTTTGGGATCATTCTGACAGGTCTTGGCTGGTTTGGGCGGCAGCTATGGGATGCCGTTAAAGAACTACGCACGGACCTGCATAAGATCGAATCAGAAATTCCTCGCGTTTACGTCGCCAAGGAAGAGTTCCGGCACGACATCCAAGAAATCAAACAAATCTGTAATGAAATATTCCGTAAAATAGACGACCTTCGCGACAGAAAGGCTGACAAATGAGCCTCGACGTTGACCGCATTACCAAATCGGTTGGCGCGGTCACGGCTGTGTTTGCGATGGTTGGTGGTGGCTATACCGCCTCAGATAAGCTTGGCTTGTTTCGCAAACCTATTTTGGAGTGGTCTGCGGAGCATTTCAGCATCACGGACGGCCCTGCCAGTGGCGAATTTGCCGTGGTGGCTGCTCGGCGCAAAATCAGGGACGACTGCTCAGTTGAGCAATTTCGGCTGGAAGTCCGTGATTCTCGCTACATCGTTCACAAAGCGAACCCGTCTATCGCGACGTTCTCCGGCCCGGCAAACGAAAAGGTAGACAAGTTTGGATACGCGATCACCATCGAAGACCCGCACCGGGTCGCGCCCGGTAAGGCTACGCTGCTGGCGCGCATCAAGTATAAATGCCCAGAAGGCGAGGTTTTGATTAGCTATCCAGATCACGCCAATCTGACCTTCAACATCACGAAATAGGAGCTTTGCCATGAGGATGTCGGCAGATGGATTGGCGCTGGTTAAGGAGTTTGAGGGCCTGCGTCTGAAGGCATACAAGTGCCCGGCAGGCGTTTGGACCATTGGCTACGGCCATACCTCGGCTGCCGGCAGCCCGGCTGTTAATCCCGGCATGGAAATTACCAAGGCGGAAGCTGAGGAAATCCTTAAGCGCGACATGGTGCAGTATGAAGCCGGCGTAGAAAAGCTCGTCAAAGTTGAGCTTACGCAAGGCCAATTCGATGCGCTGGTCGATTTTGCCTACAATGCCGGTGTAGGCGCGCTGGCGAAATCCACGCTGCTGAAGAAGGTCAACGTCGAGAAGTTCGATGAAGTTCCCGCAGAATTTATGAAATGGACGCGCGGCGGCGGCAAAGAGCTTCCCGGTCTGGTTCGTCGGCGTCGTGCCGAGGTTAAGCTGTGGCGCGGTCTTGAGACTGCCCAGCCTGTCTGCAACGACGAAGCCCGCACGGAGCCTGATCTCCCGGCTCCCAAGAAGTCCATTGTTCAGTCCAAAGAGGCTAATGGCGCGGTGATTGCGGGCGGCGCTGGCGCTATCGCGGTCGTGCAGGAAGTCATGCCCATCGTGAAAGAGGGCGGCGACATCCTGTCCGCGATGAGCGGTACGGCTCTTGTTTGCCTCGTCATCGTGGTGGCTGCGGGGGCGGTCTGGTACTTCAGGAAACAGAGGCTCGATGAGGAAGGCGCATGATTGGCCTGCTTTTCAGCCCTCTAGGGCGCTACATCGTTATCGGTGGCGTGGTCTTTATAGCGTTAGCTGGGGTCTATTTTAAGATCAGAGCAGATGCCGTTGAAGACATGAAAGCTAAGGCTCAAGCTGATATTATAGAAAGGACGAAAGATGCGCTGGATGCTGCTAGTGCCGTCAATCTTGCTCCTGAACGGCTGCGCGAGTCTGACGGGCATCGTCGGGACTGAAAACACAAACACAAAAGTTTGCGCTGTTTGGCGCGATATTTCTTGGTCTAAGAAAGACACCGATCAAACAATCGGTGAAATTAAGGTCAATAACGCCAAGCGTGAGGCTTGGTGCCATGACGCCAAATAAGTGCTAGAATAAGGCGTTAGCGAGGATCACATGACAACGGGTCTTTCTTACGATGGTTCGGTGGCTGGCACGACCAGCTACAAAACCCAAATCGCGACCTTGGCTGTTGTCGAGGAAAGTGATCCTGCGTTTGTAGCCATCCTTCCGCAGATGATTACTTACGCTGAAAACCGTATGTATCGTGACCTTGACTTTCTTTTTACGTCAACGTCGATCACTGGCTACCAGTTCACCTCCGGCAGCCGGCAGCTAACGATCCCGCAGGGCACGATTGTTGTCAGCGAGCAAATTAACGTCATCACGCCACCGGGCGAGACTGATCCTAACGCTGGCACTCGTAATCCGCTTCTTCCGACGACCAAAGAGTTCTTGGACGCGGTTTATGGCGGCTCATCCGTGACTGGCTTGCCAAAGTATTTCGTGCCCTTCAACGACAATCTCTTTTTGGTTGGGCCGTTCCCAGATCAGCCCTATTACGTTGAGATTGTCGGCACGTATCGCCCGGATAGCTTGTCGAGTTCCAACCAGACAACTTTCATAAGCCTCTATCTGCCTGACCTCTTCATCATGGCAAGCATGGTTTATGTGTCTGGCTACCAGCGGAACTTTGGCCGCCAGAGTGACGACCCGGCTATGGCGCAGTCTTACGAGAACCAGTATCAGACCCTTCTGAAGGGCGCTGCGGTTGAAGAGGCTCGCAAGAAGTTTGAAGCGTCTGGTTGGACATCGCAGTCTCCTGCGCCTGTCGCTTCTCCGTCTCGGGGGTGATAAATGCCCCACGCTAGTGTCAAACTCATTCCGGGCGTTGATCAAAACAAAACCCCAGCCCTTAATGAGGCTGGGATTTCTACCTCACAGCTCGTTCGGTTTATCCCAGATCGCACTTATGGCGGCCTGATTCAGAAGCTTGGCGGGTGGCAGAAGTATTACCCAAACTCAATTGGATCGATTGTTCGCTGTCTTTGGGCTTGGGAAGACACAAATTCTAACTCCTACCTTGGCGTTGGGGCTGAAGAGTCTCTTGATGTCATTAAGTCAGGCGGCCTTACGGATATTACTCCGCAGACCACTACTGTCAGTGCAACTGTAGATTTCACCACCACTAGCGGCAGCAATCAGGTGGTCATTGTCGATGACCAAGGAACGCTGGTTGATAGTTTTGATGTTGTTTACATCAAGACACAGGTGAGTGTTGGCGGTCTTGTCTTGTTCGGCCTGTATCCTTGCACAGGGACAGGAACTAGCAACTATTCTATCTACGCCACCAATATCTTTGGTGAGCCGGCGTATGCTACGTCGTCCGTCACATCTGGCGGTGCTGTCCCTGAGTTTGACACAACTGCAAACAGCCCGTTTGTGGATGTCACGCTTGCTAACCACGGTTATCTCGAAGGGGATACGTTCCCTGTTCTGGTTTCCACTCCGGTTGGCGGTGTGACCCTATTTGGCAATTACACTGTTATCAGCGTCACAAGCTCCAGCGTCTTTGTGATTAGAGCGGCAAACTCTGCGACATCGACTGCTAATGCGTTTATGAACGGCGGCGACGTAAAGTTTGAATACTTTAACAACGTCGGCCCGTTGCCTCCCAACTCTGGCTATGGCACCGGCGGGTATGGAGAAGGCGGTTATGGCGCTGGTCCTGCCCCTAGCCCGGCTGGCTCTGGAACGCCAATCACGGCTGTTGACTGGTCGCTCGACAACTGGGGCGAGATATTTATCGCCAATCCCTATGGCGGCGGCATCTTCCAATGGTCGCCGTCTGTTAATGATCCTGTTGCATCAATCATCTCAAATGCGCCACCGGCAAACAACGGCATGTTTGTCGCTATGCCGCAGAGACAGATTATTGCTTATGGGTCAACATTTACCGGGATCATCGACCCGCTTTTGATCCGCTGGTGTGACGTAGACAACTACGATGTCTGGTATGCCACGCCGACCAATCAGGCCGGCTCCTACCGCATCCCGAAAGGCTCTAAAATCGTTCAGGGCATTCAAGGTCCGCAGCAGGGCCTGATCTGGACTGATCTTGGCGTGTGGGCGATGCAGTATGTTGGCACGCCCTACGTCTATCAGTTCAACGAACTTGGTAACGGCTGCGGCCTGATTGGTCGCAAGGCTGCCGGCTCAATGAACGGTGTCGTTTACTGGATGGGGCAGAGCCAGTTCTTCAAACTTTCCGGGAATGGCGTTGAACCTATTCGCTGTCCGATTTGGGACGTGGTGTTCCAAGACCTCGACACCTCTCAGGTCGCGCTTGATAAGATTCGCTTTGGCGCAAATTCTCGATTTGGAGAGCTGCGTTGGGAGTTCCCAACCAACAGCAACGGCGGCGAGATCAGCCACTACATCAAATACAACGTGCTACTTGACCAGTGGGACTATGGTCAGGACACGAACAACAATCCCTATGTCGCACGCACGGCATGGATTAACGAGAGCGTTCTTGGGCCTCCGATTGGCGCGGGCGCTAACGAGTACATTTACCAGCACGAAACTTCGCCTGATGCTGATGGCTCGGCTATGTATTCGAGCTTCCAGAGCGGCTATTTCGTAATGAATGAAGCCGATCTGAAGATGTTTGTCGATCAGGTTTGGCCTGACATGAAATGGGGTTATTTTGGCGGCACGCAAAACGCCAACGTAAACCTTACGTTTTATGTTGCCGACTATCCCGGTCAGACGCCGACTGCCTACGGCCCGTATACCATGACGCAGGCAACGACCTACATCACGCCGCGCTTTAGGGGCAGGCTGACATCGATCAAACTTGAAAGCACTGATTCTGGAACATTCTGGCGTATTGGTAATATCCGATACCGCTACCAGCCTGACGGGAAGTTCTAATGGCGTCTCTCGACGACATCCTGACAACTCAGAAGAACGGTGTCGTCGCCATCAACGGCTACACTAACGCTCTCCTTCGAGGTCAGGGATCGTATACATCTGCGACCATTACAGCTCCGACTGTTATTGCAACAGGGCGCGGATATTTGGTGTCGTGGAATGTTATCGTTGCAGGCAGCGCGGCTGGAACAATCTACAATTACAACGCCACCAGCGGCTACTCTGCATCTCAGGCTCTTTGCGTTGTTGGAACTACGGTCGGCATCTCACCAGCCGGCCTTGTCTTCACAAATGGTCTTGTGGTTGTGCCGGGCACGGGTCAATCCATCAACGTCACTTATTCGCTGGGGTAAGCCATGCCGCTCAAAAAAGGCTCATCGCAGAAAACCATCAGCGCTAACATCAGCGAGCTTATGGGAACGGGTCGTCCTCAGAAGCAGGCGGTCGCCATTGCTCTTGATGTGGCTCGGCGCAAAAGGGCGGAAGGTGGAAAGATTAAACCGCCGCCGCCAAAAGTGACGACCGAAAAGACGCACAGTGGACCGATTCGCAGCCCGGTCGCTGGTAGGACCGACCATCTGCCTATGCATGTGGTATCAGGCTCTTACGTTATTCCTGCCGACATAATCTCGGCTATGGGCGAAGGGAACACTGAGGCAGGGTTCCGAATCGCTAAGAAAATCTTCAGCCAGCCCGGCGGCGCGCCGATGGATGAAGGTGAAGCTGAAGGGTCGCCGGTGCCGATTATCGCTGCTGGCGGCGAATATGTGATCCACCCTCGCGATATTCGCTGGATTGGGGGCGGCGATATAGATGCGGGGCATAAAGGATTGGATGATTTTGTCGTGCAAATGCGCGCCAAAACCGTGAAGACATTGAAAAATCTTCCCGGCCCGAAGAAGGACTAATCTGACAGTTAGGGGGAAAAATGTCAGAAGATGAAGATGCTGGCCTAATCATTCGGATTGGGACGCCGGCGGACTTGGATGACGTGATGGAAGCTGCGGTCGAGGCGGTTCGGGAAATAGGGCTTATGGAGCCTGATCCAGAACGTCTTTTGCAGGATGTGTGGCCGGCTTTGAACCAAGACCGGGGGTTAATTGGAATTATTTCCAAACCCGGTGGCAAAGCCGAGGGCGGGGTTCTTCTGCGCGTCGGGAAAATGTGGTATTCAGATCAAGACGTTCTGGAGGAAAGGGTTATTTTTATCCCTCCCCAGTACAGGAGCGTTAAGGGGGGCCGGGCGAGACGGCTTTGTGAGTTCTCGAAGAAAACCGCTGAAGACCTTGGGCTGCCGCTGCTTATAGGTGTGATGTCTACGGTTAGGACGGAGGCAAAAATAAAGATGTACCAGCGTCATTTTGGAAAACCCAAAGGCGCGGTGTTTCTTTACAATGCTCCCCAATTAACGCCGAGAGGGAATTAGAATGTGCGGTGGCGGAACAACTTCCACACAAACGGTTCAAATCCCGCCCGAGGTTTTAGAGAACTATAGAGAGGTCTTTGCGCGCGGCAAACAAGCCGCCTCGCAGCCTTTCGTTCCCTACTCTGCCGATCCCAGCGCCTTTGTCGCTGAGATGACCCCTACCCAGCAGGCTGCGATTGAGAACATCAACGCCTCTGTTGGTATGGCCCAGCCTTCGCTCTATGCCGGCCAGCAAGCCATTGCTAGCGGCATGGGTCAGGCTAATCCCCTTGTTTATGGCTCTCTTGGCACCGGAGAAGCCGGTCTCGGGGCCGCCACGGGCTTGTACCGTGGCGCTATCCCTATGATTGGGCAGGCATATGGCATGGGTCAGCAGTATGCTGGCGCAGCTATGCCTATGCTTTATGCCGGCGCTGGTCCGGTTAATGCCGGCCCGCTGACGCAAGCCGAGATCGCGCAGTATCAGTCTCCTTACACTGAAGCTGTAGCTCAGTCTACGATGCGTAACCTGCGGCAGCAGCAGGAAGAAGAACGTCAGCGGGAGATCGGTAATGCGATCCGCTCTGGCGCTTTTGGCGGCGACCGCGCTGCGATTGCCCGCGCCAATCTTATGCGTCAGCAGGAAATGGCGACCGGCCAGACCCTGTCCAACATCTATCAGCAGGGCTATGGGCAGGCCCTATCGACCGCCCAGCAGCAGCAGGCGCAGGCTTTGGCCGCAGCGCAGGCCAATCGTGCCGCGCAGGCTCAGGCGGCCCAGCAGATGGCTGCTCTTGGTCAGCAGCAGTATGCTCAAGGCCTTGGGGCGGCACAGGCCTATGGCGGCTTTGGGCAGAACCTGTATGGGCTTGCCCAGCAGCAGGCTGCATTGCAGCAGCAGGCGGCTCAGAACCTGTATCAAATGGGCCTTGGCGGTGGTCAGGCGTATGCCGGTCTTGGCTCTCAGGCAGAGCAGCAGGCTCTTGCTGGCGCGCAGGCTCAGATGGCCGCCGGTCAGCAGCAGCAGCAGACGGAACAGGCCGCCAAGACGGCCATGTACAACCAGTTCATGCAGCAGCAGGGCTTCCCCTACCAGCAGACGCAGTTCCTCGGGAACCTTGCGATGGGCACGGGCGCGCTGTCGGGCAGCACCACGACCACGCAGAGCAGCGGTAGTGGGTTCTTCTCGGATCGCCGGCTGAAGGAAGACGCCGAGAAGATCGGCACGACCAAGGATGGCATTCCGATCTATCGCTTTAAGTACAAGGGCGACGACCGTACTCAGATCGGCCTCATGGCTGATGAGGTTGAGAAGAAGCATCCTGAAGCCGTCGGTCTGTCGGGCGGCTACAAGACGGTCGATTACGAGAAGGCTACTGAAGATTCTGCCAAGCGCATGGCGCGCTACACTGGTGGCCTGATCCCGTCTCGTATGGGCGGCGCAGTGAATGAGCCGGGCGATTATGAATACGGCGGCCTTGTTCCGCGTGCGGGATACGCGGCTGGTGGCATCCCCGACAACACCGGCTGGCAGTATCGCGAAGAGTACAACGACTGGACGCATCCTGATCGTGAAGCCTCCATGTCTAACGAGGACTTCCAAAACATTGTTGCGCCGGGCCTTCGTGAAAAGGCTGTCGCGGACTTCTACCAACGGGAACTTGGTCGCGCACCGAAGAATGAATCTGAAACCGATTATTGGGAAAATTTGCTCGCCCAAGGAACATCCTTTGATGATGTTCAAAAGGGAATTGCCGGCTCTGAAGAAGGCAAAAACTACGACATCAAACAGGGCGTAACACCCGGAATATCGATGGGCACGGGCGCGCTGTCTAACAATACTGCAACTACGCAAGCCGCTGATGCAGCTAAAACAACCAATGCTTCTACGACAACTACCGCAGCAAAAACGACGGATGCCGCGAAAACTACGGCTGCTGCCGATGGCAAGGCTGCTGGCGCGCCCGCAATTCCTCCGGTTCAAAAGCCGCTGACGTATGATCCGGGTGCGTTTGTCCAAACTGGCATGCCCGTCCGCAATAGGTACGGCTCCTACTCTGCATCTCTCGGTTCTGGTGCATCTTCGTTCTCGCCGCAGGCTGTCATCAACAACCTGTATCAGCAGAATCTTGGGCGCAATGCCGATCCTTCTGGCATGAATTACTGGCGCAATGCTTATGCAGGCGGCGTCAGTCCTGCCGCGATTGCCGCTGCGATGCGTGCATCACCTGAATATGCGGCTGGGAACATACAGCCGTTCTCGTATCAGCCCGCAATGTCTATGTCTCCATTTGGAATGGGCACAGGCGGGATTGGCGGGTTTGGCGGTTACGGTGGCTACGGTGGGTTTGGTGGCTTTGGCGGGTATGGTGGTTATGGCTCCCCCGCGATGGCTTCCTTTGCCTATGCCAATCCTTATGGGATGTTTGGCGGCCTTGGGGGCTACGGTGGCTTTAGCCCGATGGGTGGCTACGGCGGCTATCAGCCACTTGGGGGCTACGGCAATCTGGGCGGTTACGGCGGCTACGGCGGCGGTCTTATGCCCACGCAGCAGTCGCAGAACCAGAACCAGCCGCAGGCTTCTTCGCAGTCCCAGCAGTCGCAGCCAGCCTCGGCTCCGACCTCTGCGCCTTCGCAGTTCAATCGCGGTGGTCGGGCGGCATACGCTAAGGGCAGCATCGTTGACTCGTACACGATGAGCGACATTCAGGCGAGCCAAGCCAACCCTTACGCGCCTTACATGCAGAACATGATGGGTCAGATGCCTCCGGGCGCGCAGACCTACATTCCTGCGAAATTCCTGCCTGTTCCTCGGTCTATTTTGAAGTCTGACTTCAGGCCGGAAAAGCCTATCTCGCCTTATCAAACTGCACAGCAGTGGGCGCAGCTTGGCGAAATGGCTGACAGACTGTCCTCTGAAAAGGGCCTTCCTCGTCGGGCACTTTCTGCTATATCAGAGAAAGTAAAAGGGCCGGGAGAAAACACGTCTCCTACTCCGTCTCCGGGCGCGCCCCCGGCGGCTGATATGCCAGCGAAGGGTGCCAAACCGGCTGAATACGTTCGTCCGCTTGAGGATGATCAAAAGTATTCAATCCCCGGTTATGACTATCAGCACGGCGGTCTAGTGCCACATAAGAGCCTTGGCGGCGGTCTGCCCTATGGCTCGGTGTCTGGAAATCAGGGCTATATCCCCGACTCTGCTCTTGAAGAGCCGCAAATTCGCAAACTGCCGACCAATGACGCAGAGCTTCGTGCTGCCGCCAAATCTGCCGCGCAGCCTAGCGGCCTTACTCAGCTAACGCAGGGGCTGGGCGCAGCGGATAAACTTGGGAAGCTTGGATCGAAGGGCCTCGACAAACTCAGCACGCTTCTCGGCCCCGGTGGCGAGGCTGCTGCCGCCACGGGAATGGGCACTGCTGCATCCGAGGCTGCTGCCGCTGGTCTCGGCGCCGGCGCGGCAGAGGCTGCTGGCCTTGGTGCTGGTGCTGCTGCGGCTGGTGAAGCGGCTGCGGGCCTTGGCACGCTTGGCTCTATTGGAACAGCCGCCGCTGAAGGGATCAGCGCACTTCTCGCTTTCCTTCCCTTTATTTCTGATAAGCGCGCCAAAGAAAACGTTCAGCCGATTGGCAAAACTAATGATGGTCAGACCATTTATCGGTTTAACTACAAGGGTGACCCTCGCACTCAGATCGGCTTGATGGCGCAAGAGGTCGAGAAAGAGCATCCTGAAGCGGTTGGCCGCTCTGGCAAGTACAAGACGGTTGATTACAAGCTTGCGACGGAAGATGCCGCGCGTGAAGAGCGGTATTCTGGCGGCCTTGTCCCGCAGCGTTCCGGTTATCAGGCCGGCGGGATGAGTGATGAAGACTACGCGATCCGCACTATTGCCGCTGAAATGGGTGGGAAAGACCCTGAAGAAGCGCGTGGCATCGCCGCCGTCATTGAAAACCGCCTGAAATCTGGCCGGTGGGGCGAGAACTATAGGGATGTGGTTACGGCTAGAAGCCAATTTGAGCCGTGGAGCAATCCTGATGCGCCTAACTATCCCATGCGTTTTGCGGCGGACAGCCCGCGCATGCAGATGGCGAGGGAAGCGTTCGCTGCTAGAAGCGAAGACCCGACTGGCGGCGCGCTAAACTTCTATGCGCCTGCCGCGCAGGCGATACTTGCACAAACGAAAGGCGACCGCGCTGCTATTCCTTCGTGGGCTAGGGATCGTGAATACACGGACATTGGTCCTACCCGATTTGTTCGAGGCGTCGATGCTCCTCGCCCGGCTGGCCTTGTGCCCGCAGGCGAAGATCGTGTTGCGGCTGGAACTGAAGTAATCAAGCCTGCGGGCGGCCTTAAACCAAAGGAAGGTTTTTCGGCCCCTAAAGACCCGCGAGGTCAAGAGCAAACTTGGGGTGATTTCCTTACCAGCCGTCAGTTCATCATTCCTGCCCTGACTGCGTTGGGCACGATGGGAACTACCCCGACCCGTAATTTTGGCACTGCTCTTTCGGCTGGTGTGTTGGCGGGAGCGAAATCCTTCCAAGACCTTGAAGAGAAACTTTCTGACGTTGAGAAGAAGCGCGAGGAAGTTGGCACTCAGGTTCAACAGACTGGCAAGGTTGGGATGGAAACCCGCGTCCTTGAATCTGGCCTCTATGAGCGTCAGTGGGTGCGTGGTCGCGGCTGGTACATTCTTGACAAATCCAACCCGACGAAGCCCCCGGTTCAAATCACGGACAAAGACCTTAAGCCGCTGCCCGGATTTGAAGGCAAGGTTGAGAAGGTTCCTGTTAAGCCCGGCTCTGAGCTTCCCACTGGCGGCAAGGCAGAGGCTCCAAAGCCGTCTGAGGGCCGCCAAGAAGCGCCCAAGCCTGCGGCTGCGCCGGCTGGTCAGAAGCTCAACGTCAATACTTGGAATCCAACTGTTACGTTGCCCGACGATTATGAACCGCCGGAGCATCTGAACATCGAGATGGACCCCAAGATGAAGGAGCAGCAGGCAGCTATTGCGAAGCCAATTGTTGAAGAACAGGCTCGCAAGGCTGAGGCTGCGTATGATCAGATTTACGCCCTTGATGAGATGGATAAGCAGTTTTCAAACCTTCCAAAGGAAGGGTTCTTGGTGCCCGGTGCTTATGCTGAAGAGCGTAAGAACTTTGCGAATCGCGCGAACACCTTCATCCAAGGAATGGGCGGCAAGGCTGCGTTCAATCCTGATGATGTTGCTGCTTTGGAAAGTATTTCCAAGAACACTTTCCGTCTTGGCTCTGCTCTTGCGCGGTCTATTGGCTCGCGTGAGCCGGGCTTCATTGTGCAGCAGTCTGTGCAGGCTAACCCCGGCATTGAAAACACGCCGATGGGTTACATGCGTATTTCTGCCGGTCTTCGCGAAGCGGCAAAATATGAGCAGGACAAAGCGCAGTTTTATAACAACTACTACTCGCGCTTTGGTCATCTGAGCGGTGCGGAAGAAATGTTCCGTCAGATGAACCCGCCGCAGATGTATGCTGATAGGGCAATTCTCTCGACCGTTGATCCGAGAGACAGAGAAGCTCTGGTGAACGCTGTTCGCGATAACCCGGAAATTTTGTCTAACGCTCGTAGTAAAATTGACGGGAAATACGGCAAGGGCATCACCGACAAGATTCTTGGGAGGTAATCGTGAGCAACGAGTTTTTCCTCCCAAGCGAGACTGAACCTAAAACGGCTCCGAAAGAAAAATATTCTGGTCCTGACTTTGCCCTTCCTTCTGAAGAGGGCAAGCCGACAGTTTATGGCCCGATGGGAGACCTTGGCATGGGAGCGGCTGCGGGCGCGTCTCGCGGCGTTCTCGGCATTCCCGGCATCGTTGGCGATCTTCGCGATCTGGTCGATGTTGGCGTTAGAAAAGCCGGCTCATATGCAGGCTCCTACCTAACGGGCAAACCGCAGGAGGAGATTGAGCAGCGCATGATGGAGGCCGCTAAAGAGGCCGAATCGCGCAAGCTCGTTCCCAGCGCCATTTCTTTTGCGCCAACTTCAGCACAGACAATTAAGGCTGCGGAAACTGTAGCTCCGCAAATCAAGGGTGTTACTCAGTACGAGCCGACAACTTCACCGGGACGGATCGCTAAAGACACGATGGAAATGGTCGGCGGCGCGGCTGTCGGCCCCGGCGGCATGGCCTCAAAGCTTGCCATTGGTGCAGGCGGCGGCTTGACTGGTGCGTCGGCTAAAGAACTGTTCCGTGGCTCGTCGCTGGAGCTTCCTGCCCAGTTGGCCGGCACTTTAGCTGGCGGCCTTGCTGGCGGCGTTGCTCAGGGTCGATATGCCCTTACCCGCCCTGCTGCTGTTCAGGAGCGTGCGGAGCGTGTGGCGGGTCAAGTTCTGCGCGAAAGCGTAGATGATCCGCAGGCCGTTCAGGCGGCTCTGCGAGCCGAAAGAGCCGCAGCACAATCCGATCCAGAACGATACCTGCAAGGCGTTGATCTAACATCGGCACAGGCTGCACGCAGCGGCCAGCTCGCCAACCTTGAGCGGCAACTTGCCCAGCTAGACCCGGCATCTACGGAAGCTATTGCGCTTCAGCAACAGATTGAGCGGTCGCGGCAGGCTCTTGGCACTGAAGCGGCTCGCGCGCCGGGTATGATTGGTGCCGGCATCCGCCAGCCTGATATGGCGCAGGCTATCGGCCTCCAAGGGGTTAATCCGCAGGGTGAGGCTTCTCGGGCTGCGCGCGCTGCTATTGATGCTCTGGAAAAACAAAAGGACGAAGCGGCCAAACTGGCATGGCAAAATCCGCTCATCTCTCAGGCTGCTGTTTATCGCAACAAAGCGGCGACACAGCTAGATGATTATCTTCAGTCTTTGACGCCGACTGATCGCAGCCGTCTGTCTCCTGAAGTTCTGCAAAGAATAAATGCTTTGATGGCTGAAGGTGGCGCTAAGACAGTTCCGCTTCTGGAGCTTCAGGCTATTCGATCCCTTGTTCTTGACGAAGCGCGTGGAGCGTTTGGTCAGGGCAAAGGCTCCCTTGGCATGATCCATCAAAAGCTCGGGTCTAAGATCGCAGATGTGATCAATGACCCATCTAACATTCGCTTTGGTGATCGGACTGGTCAGTCGCGTGGCGCGTGGCAGCAGGCTGTTGCGGCTACGAAAGATTATTACGACACGTTTCGCCCCGAGTTTATGGCGAAACTCGTTGAAGAAAGCGCTGGCGGCATCCCGAAGATTGGCTCTGACGCTGTCTTTGGAGCCATGTATAGCGGCAGGAATGCTGTCGAAAATCTGAAGCAAGTTCGCAATACGTTTGGGGCCGCTTTGGACTCAGACATTAGTAACTGGATGGTTGGGCAACTAACGCAAAACGGCAGCAAAGTTAAACTGTCTCAAGCAGACGTTAATAGGTTCCTCGCTGACCCTAAAAACGCTGCGTTTGCCCAAGAAGTTCCGGGTCTGCGCGATAGGCTTACTGATCTTGCTCGTAAGGCTGGCGAATCTGAGCAGGCTGCTGCTCTGCGTCAGCTTAATATGAACTTTGAGGCTGCGATTAACAGCGGCAATCCAGATCGGCTTGCAAATTTCCTGCGTGCAAATGGAACTGAATTGAAAGCTACTCTTGGGACGCCCCAAGAGAAGAAATTCATCGACGCCATTGGCCGATCCGCGCAGGCTATGGAGCGGCTGCCGTCCTATACGACTAATCCCAGCGAAACATTGGCTCGCCTTCAGAATGGCCGCATCATGGACATTGTCTATGGGCGAAGCATTGGGCGCATTTCGGATGTTGTCGCCGCTGAATTGGCTGCCCGTGTCGCATCTGCAATGGCTGGGTATCCCGGCGCAACTGATTTTCTTGGCGCTGCCGTAGGTGCGTTGGGAACGGGCCGAGTTACAGGACCGATTGCAGAGCGAATTGGTCAGTTTATGCTCGGCGATACGCGCAACATGAGCATCCAGCAACTTCAAATTGCCGCGCGCGATCCAGAAGTAATGATGCTCCTGATGCAAAAGCCGTCTCCCGAGGTGGTCGCTCGTCTTCAAGAGAAGATTGCAGGCCTTGTCGGTGCTATGTCTTACGAGCGGTCGCTGGACCAGCCTCGCGAGCAGCGTGCATCCGGTGGAAAGGTTTCATCTTCATCGATTGGCGCGCGCCTTGTGGCGGCAGCGGATCGGGCCAAGAAAGAAATCAACAAATCTACAGAGCCTTTGCTACAATCTGACGATGAATCCATAGCCAAGGCTTTGGAGATCGCCAACAAGCATATCTGAGGGTCCAGAGATGACATCGAGCTTTACGACCAACAAGCAGATCGAAAAGCCCGCGTATCAGGACTATTCGTCTGACCCGACCGGCTGGACCGTTCCCATCAATGACGACTGGGACATTATCGACAACGCCTTTGGCGGCACGGTTTCTATCGCGCTGACCAACGTCAATGTGACCCTGACTACTACTCAATGTCAGAACGTTCACATCAAGTTTACTGGCGCCCTTTCTGGCAACGTCATTGTCTATTTCCCTGCCACGATCTCTGGCTTCTTCATCGTGGATAATGCCACCACGGGCGCGTACACGGTTGTCTTGCGAAACGCTGGCGGCTCTCCCGGCGATGATGTCCTTGCGGTTCAAGACGCCAATACGTTTGTTTGGGTCGATCAAGCTACTGCTAGCGTCTATCTCGCAGACAATTCCCCCGTCACTGGCGGCAATGGAATCAACATCACCAGTGGATCGGTCATCAATCTGACTGCGCCTGTTAGCGTGGCTAACGGTGGCACTGGCACCACGACGTACACGGCAGGACAGCTTCTGATTGGCAATAATGCCGGCGGCCTGACCCCAGCAACCCTGACGGCTGGCTCCAACATCACCGTAACAAATGGCAACGGCGCGATCACCATTGCGGCCACGGGTTCCGCTGGTGGTGTGACCACGTTTAGCGCTGGAACAACTGGATTTACACCAAATACGAATACGGCGGGAGCTGTTACCTTGGATGGCGTTTTGAACGTCGCCAATGGCGGAACAGGCCTGTCTACGATGACCGCCGCCAACAGGGCACTTTACTCCACCTCCGCGTCTGCGATCACGGCTGGCACACTCCCGGTCGCTGCTGGCGGCACTGGGGCAACTGATGCTGCCACGGCCCGCTCTAACCTTAGCGCGGCTGGCTCTGGCGCGGTTACTGGGTCGGGCCTCACCGTCGCTACTGGGCGCTTGCTTGGCCGCACGACTGCCGGCACGGGTGCTATTGAAGAGATTAGCGCAGGCACGGGGTTGTCGCTTTCCGGCGGTTCTATTGCCGTTTCGAACTCTGGCGTTTCTGCCGGTACCTACACGAATGCGACCGTTACCGTTGACGCCACGGGTCGCGTTACCTCGGCCAGCAGCGGCTCCGGAAGTGCTGTATCGTCCGTCTCCGCTTCTAGCTCTGCCTCCGGCTTTAGCCTTTCGGCAAGCCCATCTACGGGAGCTGTAGGTCTCACTTTTGGCATTTCTAGCGACAACAATGCACGTTCGAGCTTGGGCCTCGGCTCGATTGCTACGCAAGATGCCAACAACATTAATATAAGTGGCGGTAAAATCCTACTTAGCACAGGAACCGGCTCTTCAGTTGGATACGCCTTCTCTTCTGGAAATGCGAGCTGGCAAAGCACTGGTTCTGATGCGTTTTTTAACTTTACGACAGGCACTTCTATCTACAGCACATCTTCTGGGGCTACGATTTCTGCGAACGTTGGCGGTGCTGCCGCTTTTTACGTAAGTACCTCCTTGTTTGAGGTTCAGGTCGCTAACGCTGCAAAACCGGGCGGCGGAAGTTGGCTGGCCTCTTCTGACATTAGAGTTAAGAAGAATGTTCAAGACTACACGCTGTCAGCAGAAGCCCTGCTTACTCTGAGGCCGGTTACTTATCAGTATAACGGCCTTTACGGCACTCCAAACAACGGTGTTGTTTACACTGGCTTAATTGCTCAAGAAGTGGAGAATACGCCGTTCTCGTCAATGGTTGGCACATACAATTATGAAGGAACGCAGCTTCTGAATCTTGACACGTCTCAGCTTGTTTACGCACTGATCAACGCCGTTCAGGATTTGACGGCGCGCGTTAAAGCTCTTG